TCGACTATTAGTCGGTTGATGCTTCCGGGCTCGTAACTTTTGGGCTTTCATCTCCAATCGTCATCTCTTCAACTGTTAGCTCCCAAATCTCTTGAGGTTTGGTTGGCTTTCCAGCTGCTTCGCGCTTATACGCAAAGTAAGCAAGATCTAAGAAGTCCGCTTGCTGGTAGGCCGATATATCCTTCATCGAATAAATCGACTTACCAGTTTTGCGTTCCCACTTAGCCCACTCTGGTAAGCCAGCCTGATAAGTAACTGATTCGCCAGAGTTATATTTAATTGTGATTGATATTTTCATAGCTCCCGATGCTCCGATCTCTTAGCTGAAGGTCTCTGTTGGAGTTCCAACGACTGTCATCGTCCAAGTATCAGTCAGCGCTGATGGAGCTGCGCCACCTGCTGCTGGGAAGATTGGCAATACATTGAAAGCAAATACTGCGCCAGTTACGGCCGTAAATGAAACTGCAAGCGTTGTATTAGCTGCTGATTCAGCATCAGCCCACATTGCTTCGAATAGTGAGCTAGCAGCTCCCCAATCCTGTAGCAGTTCAATTGTGAATGTCCATTGCTTATCAACGGACTTATAAGCGCGACCATCGAGAGTTTGGTAAGTCTCAATGATTGTGTCGCAGCTTAGGACTGCGCTTGTTGCTTGGGCATCGTAGTTAGCGCTATCAAGTGTGAAGGTAACATCGCGCCCAGTTATTACTGTTGTTGGCATTTGGGTCTCCTATGCGGTTTGCTCGTAGCGGACGCTCAAGCGAATATCTGAAACTAGCAGGGTTGTAGTTCCAACTTCAGTTACTGAAGGTCTTTCGACTATCGATAACTCATACTTGGAAGCGTTTAACGCTCCAAGAATACTAATAACCATTTGCTCTAAGTTATCTAAAGCAGCGGCATTGCTGAAATACGCAACGCAAGCAGTTATGGTGTAATTCAATTTAACTCTAGTTGTGCTTTTACCTAAGACTTCAAGCTCCATATAGGGCGAGTCTGGAATGACAATTATTGCAGGGACAATTGGTGCTTCAGGAACTGAGTCGTAAATATTTGCAGATACTCCTGCTAGAGCAGTTTTAATAGCTCCTCTGACATCTGTAGCAATTGTGCTGGCTGGCATTAGCCCACCATAGTTTCAACATCAAGATAAGGGCCAAGTAAGCCAGTTACCTTGGCAAGTAAATTCTTAGATAGGCGGTAAGGAGTTACTGCAAAATCTACGCCTTCGATTGATCCACCAGCGGCGGTTCTGGATTGGAAGATTTCAACGGAGATAGCCAGAATAGCAGCTTCAGCATTGGGGTTTCCGACATAGGTCGATAATCCAGATAGCGCAGCGTTTCCTGCTGGGATGATATTTTTTTCCAATATGTCTGCATTGGTGATTGCGACTGTAAATACATAATCTGAAATCTCGTCATCGGTTACTGTGTGAGTGCCATTGAAAGGAGCTCCGCAGCCAGTAATAATTACGGATTGGCCTTCTGTAAATTCTTGAATTGTTGCAGTTTCAAAATAAGCAACATTATTTTCTAGCTTTACTTTGTTAATCTTGCTTTGGAAAGTAACTAACATTGGGAGAACTAGATTCTCCGAAGCATCAACTATATCGGCAAGATAAGCATCTGAATACAGGGATGACGAAACGCCAAGAATTGTCCTAAGCTCTGTGGCCGTAACTATCGTTGGCATTTCGTCATCCTTTCAAGCAGTTAGGTGAGCGGCCAGCTCGGGAGCGGACTGGCCCTCACTATTAGGGGTTTTACTATGCGTTGTCGTTCGAGGTGTATCCACCAGGAAGCTTTGGAGCTACTGCTGCATAGCCGTAATACATTACGGAGATTTGACCAGATGCAATTACATTGGTCTGAAGTGTTAAGCGAGCGCTTTCGTAGAAAGTAAGAGCATCAGGATTAATAACATAGATTGATCCATCGCCAGTTCCAGAAAGAGAACGGGAAACATAAAGGTCAAGACCCGCAACATTTCCGCGAAGTGCTCGAGGCGAGAGTGCTCCGCCAGCATTTTCAGGATTTGAAGCAATGTAAATTGGACGGCCATTGTCGTTCAATCCCATAATCTCAGCCCATACATCTGGAGAAACTACGACATTGCGAGCAAAGCCAAGTGATCCTGTGTAGCAATTCTTTGCAGCATTAGCAAAGAAAGCAAGATAGTTAGCAGCTGTTGCGCCAGCCTTAGCGGTTGAAGCAGTTGCTGTTGCAGAAGCGCGAGTTACTGCATAAGCGTCAGTTGCCTTTGCGTATGCGAACTCCATTTGACGAACAAGCTCAGAAAAGAAAGCAGGTGAGCTGCGGTCGATTAGTTCGACGCTTACTGTCTGCTGTCCAGCAAACTTCTTGACATCTACGGAAATATAAGCAGTTCCCATATCTGTCTCAGATGGTGCGCCTTCTTCATTTGTTAAAGCCACAGTTGGGGCGGTATTGATGCGAGGCAATTCGAAAGTCATTCCGCTAGCCGCTAGGGTTTCGCGAGAGAGAGCATCGATAAATCCGCGATCTCCGTTAGCTACTCCATTAATTAGAGTTGTGCTTTGTGGGGTATTGATAAAACCTGCGTTGTCAGTTGTGTTATCTGCAGCGCGTAGGTAAGAGCGAGCATCATCATCGCCGAGAGCGGCGCGGATGCTGTTTTCAAGATACTTCGCCTTTGTAAATTCAAGGCGAGGAGTTGTGTAGAAAGCTGGCTTTGGAGCTGCAGCTTCTACTTTGGCTGCTTCTACCGCTTCTTCAACGGCAGGAGCAGGAGCGGTAGTGTCAGACACTTGGTCTCCTTCGGTTGGTTTGTCTGAATCAGCGGTTGCCAAATCAGAATCTTGTTTAGGTGCTTCATTTTCGGACGCTGCTACTTCGCTTACGCGAGCAGAATCAATTGCAGGATCAGTAACTAGAGAAACTTCATCTAGGGTTGCTGAAGTAATTTGCATAACGCCTTTATTATTTGTCCATTCATTTATTTGAGCGCCAACGCTAAAGCCATCTCTTAGTCCAGTAGCGGCCTCTTCAAGAGCATCATCCGCAGAAAAAGTTTTGGCTAAAACAAAGCGAGCTGTTATACCTGAGTCAGTAATTTCGTAGTCCGCGAGTTTTCCAATCGGTCTAGTTTTGTCGTGCTCAAGTAACAATTTTACATTTTTCATTTCAATAGAATCTTTAGCAAAAACTGTTGGGCCTACTGAAGTGTTGCCCTGCTCATTCCAAGTTACGATGGTCCCAGTTAGGGTCCTTTTGACTACATCGGCCGCAGTTACGACCATTGGGATATTAACCTTCATTTGGTATTAGGTCCTCTTCTCGCTGAATCTGCTCAACGCTCATCGCGCCAATGCGGTTTAATATTTCATAGACTTGCGCTCTTTCCAAAGCGTTGCCGCGCAAGAAATCGTCCAACATAAATCTGGTCATAACTGGATTCGGGACGAAATCTGGGAGTGAGAGTCTTTCCTCAATCGCTTTAAGTATTGGGCGAAGTGAGAAATCTACTAATGAGCGCCGCTCGGACACAGCGTTTGAGTAAGTCATCGAAGTCGTTTCGGCGCTCAAGAAGTAGGCAGGTATTCCACAGGCCCGAGCTAATTCTAGTGCTACATATTGACGCGCTTCTGCAAGTTGCATTGTTTTAGGATCAAAACCAAATTGTTGTAAGTCAATATCAGCATTGAGAAATGCCGTATTGCGCGACTGGCGCGCAGTTTTCCAAGCAGCTAGCAAAGATGAAATTCTTTCGGCAGTTAAATTAGTTCCATTTGATTTTAGAACCATCATTGGAGAAGGCTCTTTGGCATAATTAACTGCTGCGTTCTCAAGATAAACTGCTGCGGTAATTGTTTTACCAGCTCTGTGTAGCAATCCCTCATCTGGCCCATCGAATCGAATAATTGAGCCAACGCCATTCATTGGCACTTGGTAACCATCAACGCGATAACCAGTAATTTCTGTGTTAATTGAATTTGTCTCAACAGTTACTCTGTCTGGACTAACCCGAGTCCAAGCTCTTACTCTGCCGCCATCTGTGGCCGAATACATTTCTAAAACTTGGCCATAACCAACTCCGTAAAGCCAAATATCTTCAGCTAACCAATTATAAATCACAAATCCTGCAACTCTTGGGTCAGGCTGATTGATAACGCGGTGCGGATCTACATATTGTCCAGTTATGCGATTAAAAGTTGTGAGAGGCAATGAGCCGATAGTCCCCGTAATTATATTTCTAGCGCGAGCTACTGAAGGGACGGACATCGCTATTGCGCGAGTAGTGCTAGTTGCTCCACCTAAAATATTATAAATTTGGTCTTGAATTTGAACTGGCGTTAATGCAGCTTGGACATCAATAGCCGATTTTTTTGCTTCGACTGTTGGAAATAGGAAATCTCTTATAGCACCCATTGATTACATTGTAAGCGAGCGGACTTACACTATTTGAATATCTACGCCACTTTGAGCCATCGTTGCATAGTGTGTCGCTAAAGCCGAGGCAATTGCTCCGCAAATTGTGGTGTTACTGACTTTGCGACCCATTACCCATCCGCCATCACCATAAGGGAGTTTGACGGCGGACAAGCATTGTTTGGTCAGCTCTTCCTGTCCCGAGTGAGCTAACCGCTGAGATGAGATTGCTCCCAATAACTCATCGCAGCTTTGAGCATAATCAAGACCATCTATGGGCTCGACCCTTATACCAGCTGGCGCTAACCTAGCTGCTACCGCTGACGCAGTTCTGGCTGAATACGCAACTAACTGGACTGGATATTTTCTAACCCATTCGGCTACATCATTAGCCATCGCTTTATCATCAAGATTGGCAGGGTTATGCCAAGTTTGGAGCAATATTACTTGGAACTTATCGCCTTCAAGTCTTTGGCTTGCAACTAGCGCCGCTTCCTTTCGGCTAGGGCTTAAATCAATAGCCAGCCAAGTATCAGCTTCAGGGTTGAGTCGGAGTCCCTCAACTCTGCAACTTTCCCATTGTGAAGCACTTATGACCGGATTTATAACATTCACCCATTGAGTCAATACCTCTGTGCGCACAATATCCTCAGGGTCATTTAGAACCGCCCTAATATTATCTGGATGAATTGTGAGTCCAAGTGAAGGATTAGCTTGAGATACACCTAGCCAAAAGTCTGAAGAATTATCAAATTTAATATCTATTGGAGCTGAATATTCAAACCAACCAATATCATCAACTGCTCCATAAATAGCCGCGTAAGCTCTTTCCTTTAATCTATTTAAAACTATTGAGTGTTGATCTCCAGCTGAAGTATAAATAAAGGTTTGAGGATTTGGACTTGCCATCTGGGTATATCGCAAGGCAGACCAAACATCATCATCCTTAAAATCTCTAACTTCGTCCATATGGACACAATTTGGAGCAGCAATGCCTCGACCAGCTGAGTTATTGGCTCGGACGATATATCGGCGGCCTTCAGTAAATTGAAGCTCCTGAAAGCCCTTGCTTTCCAGCTTCTTAGTAAATTCAGCAGCTAGCCTAGGATTCTGTTCAATAATTGCATAAATCTTATAAAACAATTCAGCTGAAGTAGTTAGCTTATGGGCCGTATGGACTTGCAGTTTCTCCTTTAATACATAAATTCTAAATAAAATATTGAGCGCCATAAAGGTCGATTTGCCATTCTGTCGGCCAACTAGCAAGCAGACAATTGGATGAGCCCATCGGCCGTCTGGTTTGTATTTAAGCGAATGATGAGCCAGCCATTGTTGCCAAGGCATCAAAGTAAAGCCGATTTCCTCACAGAATTTAATCATTTGCTCGCCGTAAGAGGGATAATCATTGAGTTTTGTGTGAATACGCGGTTCTGGCACACCTCGGTAAGCCGATTCGTCCCTGATACGGACAATCTCACCCAATTCAGCCAAAGCGATTTCTTTCATTCCGTATAGTGCCTAGCCGAGCCATTTTCAGGGAAAATCTTCCCAATGGGGGTCGTGGGTCTGGATGC